TATTCAGGCAAAAGTCTCAGTGTATCTGTTGTGCCATCATAAGCTGATGTAATTTCTATATATGGGTCATTCTCTATATCAGTTTTGAAATCTGTCCACGATTTGCTCTTAAACCCATCTTCTGCAATCACAGTAATGGAATCAAACTTTATAAACGCACCCTGACTTAAACCATCCTGACTCGTTGTGATTCTGTTGCCTGAAACACGCAAACTGTAATACGGATTTGCCACTTCTACAAACGCACCGATTAATCCCCTATATGGATCATCATCATATTTAGGGGCAACATAGTATGGTATAATAGTCTTTCGTGTGCCTATGTATGCTGACATGTCTGACGATTTGCCAAACATGGTAACGCCTACTGCGCCTGAATAGTAACTGGTTCTGAAAAACGCATCACCACTCTGCGGTATCATGTCTGCGCCCGACGCACTAACACCACCATGAGTAAATGTGTGATCCACATCATAAAAAGCATAGTACATTCCATTCTTTTTTTGCCATGTAGACCCAGTTTCGAAAATTATACAACTATAAGTCTCGGAATCATCAACTGGCATATATGGTGTAGCAAACCATCCATTGTATGAAATCAAGTTGCCATTAGTATTACTTACATAATAATTATTTATTGCAGAATCACTATCAAACAGATTTTTGCTAAATACAAATCTGTTGTCATTAAGATTTTCATACCCACTCAAGTCGCTCTTTAAATCAGAAACGGCTGCGTCAAGCTGTGCCTGGGAGACATCGCCCGGATCTCCTTTAGGGCCCTGCGCTCCCCTGATGCTCGGAGTGGTGTGCGATGTGCCGTCCGTGAATGTCAGCGTCAGCGTGTAGTTTGAATTGAGTACGGCTGATGCGATGCCGTTGCCGTCTGTTCCGTCAGCTCCGTCTGCACCCTGCGGACCTCTCTCGCCACGGATTGACGGCGTAGTGTATGATGTGCCGTCAGAATACACAAAGGTCAGCGTGTAGTCTGCGTTCAGAGTAGTGCTGACGATGTCTTTGATGTTTGCGACTGCGTCCTGCACGATGGACACAAACTGTTCAAATTGTGAAGGCGTCAGCGGAGTGGTCGTGCCCTCGCCCAGCTCCGCGTTGAACTTATTACAGAACGCCGTGATTGGTGCCGTTGTCAGCCTCGCAGTCAGGACGTCCCCCTCAGCGATCGAGCCGACAAGATTCACATAGACCTCGCCCTTCATCGTCAGGACCTCGTGCGGAACCTCGCAGATTCCTTCTGTATCGAGCACGGCTGGAATAGGCTTCACGAAGTCATTCCACCAAACCGCAGACACGGAGTCGAAGCCGGTCCAATTCTCACCGAGGTCGAAATGTGCCTCAACATAGCTGACCGTTTTCGTTGCGAATATATTCGGGCCGCCTGTTTTCCTGAGACATTGCTGATTCGCTTCAAACGTGATTATTCTATTTTCCACTTGCGTCCCTCCTTAGTCCTTTTCGAGGTTCTTTATCCTCGCCTCGTGGTCAACGACCTGATCGCGTATCTTGTCGATTTCCTTGCCGTGTTCGGTGATACGGCTGTCCAGCTTGTTTACCGTGTCGCGGAAGTTGTCTATGCTGACCTTTAACTCCGTGATGTTGGTATTCAGGTCAAGAATCGGCTTGAGCACCACGAGAAGTGCCGCAATGAAGCCCAAAATCGCCATTATCATTCCGTCTTTCATGCTTCATCACCTCACTTTGCTCTGTACACAACTACGCTCTGCTTGCCGGCTTTGCTCAGCCTTGATTTGAGCGTGTTTGTTACCTTTGGGAACCAGCCATTCAAAGACGCTTCGAGTATCTTGCCGTTATAGACCATAGCCCAGTGCGGATTGCCGTTTTTCCAATAAATGGATACGATGTCTCCGTTCTTTGCGGTCTTATATGTCACATTTACTCGCTTGAATTTCTTTGACTTATCAAGCCAACTTCTGCCCATACCGCGTGGAGCTGAACCGAGCCCCGCCGCTCTGATGCAAGTAGCAATAAACACGTCACAGCTTGCTCCGACCTTTGCGGATGGATGCCAATGCCTTACCTTGCCGAAATACTTGTCCAGAGCCGCTTTATACGCTTTCTTTGCGTGACCGCCCGGATACTTAGCGTTCTTGTTCTTGCTGCTGTGCCAAGCAAACTCCCACCCCTTTGCGGCTATCTTCTGACCGTTGGTCTGCTTCTTTACCTTTGCCGTAGTCGCTACCGCCACAGGCTTGTTGGTATCGGTGTGGAGCGCGTTCCCCATATAGCCAGCTGACAGCTTGAAGCCGTATGAGTTGTATCCGTTGCCGTATGTGTAGCCGTGGTTCGGGAGTTTCTTTATCCACTTGATTGACTTCTTCCTGTTGGCGAGCGTATCCGTTACGCCCTTCATATAGAAGTCACAAGCGTAACCTGATAGGTGCTTGCTGTTCGGAATGGATCCTGCAAGGCTGTTATTATACGGTCTGCATCTGAGTCCACAAGTCACTGTCATTGGCTTTCCATAGTGATCTCTGATCTTCTGAAGGTGCTGAAGCTCCACCTTTTTCATATAGGACGGATACCCCGTACAATAGCGCCCACCACACTCGCACTTGAACTCCTCGGGCTCAAAGTTCCTTGTGTACCTTTTGACGTTGTAAACGTGCCTGAGCGCCCTGTCGGTATCGATGCCGTATATCCCGTCCACGTCCTTCTTGCGGAGGTAGCGCCTCTGAAACGCCCTTATATTCTTCTCGTTGTACTCACCGAGACCGAGAAAACTGAACCGCGTCTTTCGCTGTTCGATAGTAAGTAAAGCCATTTACTCCTCCTCGTCGTCATCTTCGTCGTACGGGTCGTTGTCGAGCGCATAAAGCGTACCTGAAAGTTTTACTTCTGGCAGACCTGCAAGCAGACAGGCAATAAAAATCCAGAACGTAGCAGATACTGCTGCGATAAGAGTAACCTTCCAGTCGATGTCAGTAATGAGTGCATCACCAGTTCTGGCACCGAGTATTACAGACAGGAATGATCTGAGGCATCGAATTCCTGTTGCTTTCCAAAATTCTTTGTTCATTTGTTTCTCCTTAATAGTCCGCTGGGTAATAGATAGCGTGTATATGTACCGTTACGCCCTGAGTGGCGTTTGTGGTCTTGTAGATCTGACAGTTGATATTTGTCGCTGATGATGCGCTGCCGCTCGCCGCTACCGTCACGGCGTTACTGAACTGCGTGAACACTTGGACCTCTTGTGGCGTGTCCGGGAAAATGCCGGCCGGTATTGCCAAAGCGACGCCCGTCGCTCGGTACAGATTGCCCGACGCGCTGAGAGCGAGCGTCCCGGTTGCCGCGCTGCCCCACGCTTCGACCTTGCCGCTGTTCCATACTTCATAATGCCACGCGCCGTTTGTGCCGGTGTATGTGACGAAATCGACCTCTGGAGCGGTCCTGGTCTCGCCCGAGCTGATGCCCAGCGCCTCCGCCAGCGTGACGGACAGATCACCGAGCTCCATAGACTCGTATCTATCCTCGAGCACGTTCCACACCGTTTTAACGATCTTGAAGCGCGACTCAGTCTGATAGTCAGGGAATACGACCCGAACCGTGTCACAGAGCTTGCACTCGTACAGATTGTCGAGCCATTCAAATCCCATATCCTGGAGCCTTACAAACTCAACATGGATATTCTGCTTTGGGACCATCGGGTTCTGCTGGTTCATCAGCTGGAGCCCCATAGCCTCGACCTGAGCCTTTGTCGGCTTTGACTCGAACTTGTCCGAAACATCAAGCGGCACACATTCATCGCGGCCGGTTACTGTCACGCCCGATGCGGTCTGAACGGCGCCGACTACCTTGTTGGTGCCGTCCGTCCAATATGGAATACACTTGTAATAGGTTCCGCTTGTGTCGAGCTCCTCTTCATAATCCAGCATATTCACGCCGTAGCGGATAGAGAAATTCCTGTCTACGCCTCTCGCGGACCACAGCCTCACGTTGAACCTGTCCCACTCGTACTCACCACCGTAAGCATCAAGGATGGAGCCCTCGACGCCTCCGAGCACGGATTTGACCGATTTCGGAAGTCCATCGAATACCGACGCAAAGCCGCTCGATGTCTTGTCCGTTGTGTAGCTGAATGGGTTCGCTGGCTCTGTCGTTTGAAGCGCCGTGAGCGCATCCGCAAGCGTGTTGATGTTTGACGCGGTTACTGTGATGTAGCTTTGTCTGTATGAGA